CCACCAGCACCAGCACCCGCTGGTAATGTGCTTCCCATTAGCCCACCAGGTACACCAGTGCCAGCCGCACCAGCCGCACTACCGAAACCAAGATTAGTGGCTAATTGAGAACCTACCGCCGCCAAAATAATCGGGCCAAGCTCAGTACCCAATTCCCTAATCATGCTTCCAAAGCTACCATTGTCTAACTTATCTGTATCAACAATACCAAAGTCGATAACCTCGCCCTTTGCGTTTATTCTTGGAACAGATTGGATGTTTGGTTTACTTGGATCAGGCGTTAAATATTGACCTGGCTCCAGTGTCAACTGCTTGAAATTACCTTGTGCGTCATATTGGGCAACAAGTGGGATATTCTGAAATGTTTTATCAGTTGGTACTGTGTAGCCTTCAATCTGTCTACCACCACCATAACCTAATGCTGGCGCACGATCTGCATACTGTGCATATTCTGATGAAACTTGTTGGGTTGCTGGCTGTCCACCAACTCTAGGATCAACATAAGCCGCTGCTGGAGCTGTAACTGTTTCTAATTTAGTATTGAGATCTGCCAATGTTTCGGGGGCTAATGCTTGTCCTAATGTTGGCAATTGCTCTGGTGGAGCATAGGGGTTTTCTGCCAAATACTTTATTTGCGACTGGCCATAAAACTCAGGCAAACCAGTATTAGGATTTATAGTGCCAGCACCACCCATAGACTTCAGCAGTGACGCTTCTTGAGGGTTAATGTGGGCGAGCATGGTGTCACCATATCTACCCTTTGAGGCTAGATTCTTATATTGACCACTGAGCATATCGAACATATTTATCCCCTTAATACCTTGAATTTTATCTCTTACCCATTGGAACCATGTCTAGTCGCATCACGCCAATGCGCCAATCTGCCAACACATCACCTGTCACCACCATGTTGAATTGCCGACCCGAAAACCTCACGCTGGTGGGGTTAGCCGCTGTGTACGGCCCAAAGGTTGACTCTGTACCTGTTGGATAGAGTCTAGTCTTAAACGACACTTTTGCCTCGCCTAAAGTTTCCTCATCAGGTATGACTTGGCGAATATTAAACACATTGTCGCCGTTGCCAATCTCTAGCGGTCCAGACTCGGCAAACAATGTTGCGCCATCGTAATTGAATCCGACTTCATGCTCATTAACCTTGCCAGCCGCATCAACCATCAACGGCAGTGTGAAAACACCAGCGTCAGCGCCAGCCAACCGAGACAATGTGCCAAGGCTCCAGTGATTTTCGCGGTAGTTGTACGTCACATATGAATCATTCTCGACACCAGCATTACTAGGATAGAACCACCAAATTTCGCCAAACTTGGAGTTATGAACCGCAACCACCATTGATCGCTGATATAAGTTAATATTGCCAAAAATATAATCAGACACATCACAGGCCAATGGCTTGACGTATCCGTCATATATAAAGAATCCTGATTTGCTCATCCAAATCGCCGCAGTGTCAATCGCCGCCACTGATTGGGTAGAAATCAAACCGCAACCAGAGCCTGCCTTCTCGAAACCATAAACGAATGGCGCGCCAATGTATTGAGCAGTATGCACATCAACATCAGTAAACAACAAATTGATGCCCTTGACCTTCTTGCCAGCCATCAGAGTGCCGGAAGTGGTTAGTTCAAAATCACCAGCCAAGTTATCTGCCGCTGGAGTCCAAAGTGTATTGTTTTCCTGATCACACCACTGCACTTTTCTAGGGTTACCACCAGCGCCAAGAGCAAAAAGAATCCTGTCAGCAGTCACCATAATGGCCTTGTTACCAGTTGGTGCGTTGGTAATGGCCGCCGCCAGTGTTGGCGTTGTAAAGCCTAGTTGCCACTCATAAATCTTGCCGTCATGGTCTGAACAGCCAACTAAGTATTCGCCCCAAGTATCTAAGCTCCAAGTCGTAGCTATGTTTGAAAGGCCAAGATCTGGTCTTGGTACGCCATAAGCAAAACTGCCGTAAAGGTTTTTGCCGTATCCAGTGGTGCTTCCAGCATCAACATAGCCAGTTGTGAATCCAGTAGGTGTGATGTCCTTTAATACGCCAACATTGTCCATTACAAAGAGCTTGGAGTGAGTGCCAAGACCAATGTAAGAGTTAGCAGAATTGTCTCGCCAAGTAATGATTGCCCGACAAGCTCCAGTGACAGTAGATGCCGACCTTTCTCTCCAGCCGTTGACAGGGCGCAGTGTGTTTTCGTACCAGCGTACTAGGTTGGCATCATGCCATCTACCTGTAGACTGGTATTCTGTGCCGTTGCGGTAAACGCCTGGTGGAAGTTTGATGGGTATGTACATGATGGCTAGATTGTCGGTAGGTTGGACACAAAGCTCATTGTGACAATGGCTGATGGCACTGCTGGTCTAGTGGGTGAGCTACTGGATGCAAAATGCTCAATGCTGACCCCTACATTTGTTGTCCTCCACATGATCTCTACATAGTCATTGGTCGATAAACTTACAAAGAAATTCAGCGCAGCAATTAAATGAGATGGATCGCCAGCACTTTTTCTTGTTGGGAGGTGAAATCTACTGTTTGAATTGTCGATGTTTGTGCCGTTCTTGCGAAACCAAATATCCACATCTTGGCCGTCATTGGTGGTGTTTTTGAATTGGATGCTAAATTGCAAGTTCCAAATTCCGCTATCGGCTACAGTTATTCTAGAGCCACTAGCTATCGTCACGCCATTGCTGAAGTCTGTTGTGTTGAATGTGACGGCGTAGGCCGTTGTCGTGTTAGCCGCAACCTGATCTGTTGAGTCTTGAAAAGCACCATGTGGATTGTTCAAGAACTTACCGCCACGCACACCAAACAACGCACCCAGCGTACTGATCAGACTCCGAAAGTAGCCGTTCAAAGCCCCATTAATTTCAGCAAAATAGCTGCGCTGATACCCCTCCGGCGCAAAGCCAAGGCTTGGAATTGATGGGACTTCTAGCTGCTGCTTTTTATTGGACATAGCATATTATTTCACTTATGTCCTGTCTATGCCCACTAAGCCTGCAACCCATTCAGATACTGGGTCTTCCCTGCCACCTTAACAGCAGTCAATTCCTGCTTCTTAAGATTATTAGGGTCATAGCTGACATGAACCCAACCAGAGTCGGGTATACCCTGTGTGTAGAATTCAAGGATTAATTGTGTATAGGTCAAATTTTCCATTATCCATTGGGCGAGATCAGCATTGGCAACGCCAGCAATCTCAATATCGGCTGCTTGGCCCTTCACATGGTCTGAGGACTTCGAGCCTCCTGTAGCTTGGTTCGTCTCAGAACTGCGATAGCCTGAGTTCACAGTTACAGACTTACCAAAGTGGTCACGAACAGGCTGAAGCACCTTTTCGCACAACATCCTTAAGTTGTCAATGGTTTCCTCATCGGGGGTGTTATCAATACCCAGCCTAGTGGCGGTATCGGACTTGGTAAGTTCTTTCAAAGAAAAATTGGCTGATAAGTTCATTTCTTTAACCTTTCGTTGTAAAAATTGCTAAGTTCTTGCTGGTGTCTGTCACAATTTGTAGATAGGATTTTAAGTGGCAATCATGCCATAACCAAGGGGAAATATCATGTACAAGATTGAGATTGACATTGCAGATTGGGATTTCGGTTCAGACAAGGTGACTGTTGAGACAATGGATTTCGACAAGATCGCTATCATTCAAGAATTCATCGAATTCCAAAAACAGCATGACTGGTGCGTTGACTATGACGTAACTGAAGACTGGGTTTACCAGTGCGATGAAGAAGTCATCGAAGACGAAACCTATGAAGACGAAGAATACGAAGAATACGAAATCGGAGAGACTGTAGAAGACGAAGACGGCTTAGTTTGGGAACGCGTGGCATAATTTTTATGCAGTTGTCTTTAGGGGAGTCTTAGGGCTCCCCTTTTTTATTCAATGCCGTGATCTGCTTCTATGTCCCGAGCTAACTGCCGCCAGTCCAAGCTACGTCTATACAAGGTATATATACGCTCATCGCTCAAAGGTTCAGACTGCCTATTTAGCCTGTCATTTGCCTGCGCTAAAGCAAGTTGCGTTTCATGCAAAATATCATGCAGTTCTTTTATTTCAGATTTGAGATAAGTCACAAGGTCATACGTCATAAACCTTGCCCCTAAATTCAATTTTATTTTCAGCGCCCCAGCTATGAACTAGCTCAGGCCACAAAAGACGTCCATTGTGGAATGTCAGTATGGCAAAGCCACTGCGCCAATTGGTTGGCGAGTCCTCAAGATAATTTATAAATTGAGGCCCATTAGTCTCTGCCAGCGTTCCAGTATCAACACCAAACCTATTGCCGTTATAGTCCGCAAAGGGCGTTACCTTTAAGCTGTGCAAATGACCCGTGCAAATTGAGACCCCCGATTGCACGGCATTATTGTGAGTGGCATGAATTCCCCCCTTCCAACGGTGCTTGACCACTACTTCTTCTGTAGGCCAGCAAGACCAGCATGGATGCCACGCAGGGAAATGGTCTTTAAGGGAAAAGCCTTTAACTTGCTCATACTGGGGTGCATTAGCAGCTAGGCGGTTTTCAAACCTTGCATCATGATTACCCAATGTCCACACTAAGTTGACATTGTGTCTAGCTTTCTTGGCAGCTTCTTCAATCTCACCCATTGCCAGCTCACAGGCTTTCAGCTCTTGTATTACCGATGGTGTTGAGTCGAAACCATGGCGAGGATAGCGAGAAATGCTAGCTCCATCGAATATATCTCCATTAGCAATAACAGCCTTTGGTTGAAGCTCCTTGATCGCCCAAAGAAGACCCCTATACGCCGTTGTATGGATGCCAGGCCAAAAGTGAGCGTCACTGAATACTATTACCGTAGCATTTTCAACACCCAATAATTTGCGGACTGAATTTTCCTTGATAGTTTGATGCTTACTATGCTTTGACTTTAGTGGTTCGCCGTATCTAGCTTCTAAATTGTTTTTGCGCCTAATGATGTTACGCATATCCATGCCAACGGCTTTTGCAAATGCACTGGCAGATTCATGCGTCTTCCAAAGCTCAATAAATTCTGCATCGCTATAAACAGTTTTGCCCATGACAACCCCAATGAAGTTGTCTGAAATTAAACTAAATCAATGACAACAGCGTGAATCTTAATGTGATTTGTTCAAAGTTTCGTATATTGTTGTATAAGCCTCAATACAAGCATTCAATTGTCTGATGGCTTTGTCTCCATCATCGGTGATGGCGATAAGATCTTTAGCAGTCTCTCGGTCAAGTTCGGCTGTTGCTTGGACGCTATCTCCGCTGGCAATGGGGGTATCTGCGGTGGCTTGTACGGCGCAGACTGGGGCTTTGACAGGGAGCCGCAACCGCAAAGCACCAGAGTCAATATCCAAATCACGTTTTTGTTGAGCAAGTTTTGCATTTTCATTTGCTTTCTGAAGTTTGATGGATTGTGTCTGCACAGCAGTGATAAGGGCTTGCTCTTTCTGCCTTGCCTCTGCATTCAGCGCAGCAATCTCGAGCTGTTGGCGAGAAACCTCATCCTCGCTACCCTTGAGATAACCACCGCCAAATGAACCAATTACTGCGATCAGGATGCCTAAAAGCACCCAAGGATTAAATAAACTCATGGTGTGGGTGGATCGTTGTCAGTTGCTTCAGCCTTGGCGGTAGCGTTGGCTATTGCCTTAACGCCAGAGCGTCCAGCTACACCGCCAAGCACACCAGTGATGAAAACCATGATGGTGCTGATTTGTTGGGTGTACACCTTATCGATGGCCGCCATACTTCCATTCATTGGCTGTTGAACGAATGAAACTGAGTAGAGAAACATACCCATAGAGGCCAGCAGAATGGTTACCAAGACCACGATAACGAATGCCCATACTCTGACTTCAATCTCGTCAGCAGTTAAGCGGCTGTTAGGTTTATATCCGACTGTTGGCATTACTTCTTCTCCTCAGGTTTAACTAGCATCTCAGGACAAGTGCCTGACGCTGTACA